CACGAGTATGATCCTATCCTTGAAACAATTAAGGTTAAGCTACCTTCTGTTGAATCCTTCTATGGTAAAGATTGGGATGAAGCGGTTCAGCTTATTGAAGGATATGGTCTGCACCCTAAAAACCAACGCTTTAAACATCAGGAAGTTCCTGAAAAGCTAAAGAGCATACAAGACATTATTCGAAAAAAGAATAAGCTAAAGAAGAGGGAGGCGGTTACGCAAGAGGATATTTATGCTGAGCTAGAGTCTAATCGTCTTGAATATAGAAATGAGATTGAGTGGATTCAGGTTCAGATCAAAAGACGCTATCAGGGATACTGGTTCTTCAATAATGGAGTTCCAACATATATAGATGGTTGGCATTACATATATTTAAACTATTGGGATATTCAAAACGAAACACGTCAAGACTCACTTCCGTGGTATCGAGATTTGGATCGCCGCATATTTATCTTTGCAAAGTACTGCTACACAACAACAGAGGCGGTATATAAATACCGAGTTACATATAGATATGAGGGAAACATTAAAACTAAGTTCTTTCAGCGTGTAAAGAATGCGGAGGAGTTTGCTTCAAAGCATAACGCCTCGTATGTTGATGAGGGTAAGTATGTTGTAGATATGGGGTACAGAACCTGCTACGGATATATCTTTCCTAAACGCCGCCGTATCGGAGCAACTTCGCAAGCCGCCTGTATATTATACTGCATCACAACAGAACGTAAACAGCAGAAGGGTGGTATCCAATCCATTACCGAACGTCAAGCAAAGGAGGACGTTTACATAGATAAGGTAATTAAACCGTGGAGAAAGATTCCCTTCTTCTTGAAGCCAGCGCATGATGGAACCGACTTTCCAAAGGAGAAGTTGTCGTTTACATATCCTGCTGCAAGAACACAAGGTGTATCTCAAAACAGAATATCTAGTCATGACGGCTGGATTGAATCACGTGCATCTAGCGAAAGGGCGTTTGACGGACAGAAGCTGCACGCCTATCTTGATGACGAGGGTGGTAAGCACGGTGACTCAGGTGTATCTATTCCACGAAGATGGCAGGACGTTGTTCGCAAATGTCTATCACAAGGTTTGCGTATCAATGGTCTAGCTATGTTCACTTCAACACTTGGTGAGTTTGAAGCAGGTGGTGGTAAAGAATTTTTTGATCTAATTAAATCTTCATATTACGATGAGCGAAACGAAAACGGATTTACAACAAGCGGATTATACACCCTTTTCGTGCCGGCATACGACGGGTATGATGAATGTGTGGATGAGTACGGCAACTCAATCATTGAAGATCCAATGGAGCCTATTAGAAATTTGGAGGGAAACATGGTTTCCAGAGGAGCCAAAACAATCCTGATGAACACTAGGAAGGATTTGGAGGAGAAGGGACTTGATCTTCGTTTGAACGGAGAGATTCGAGATAACCCCTGGACACTTCAGGAAGCCGCCTCTAAAGCAAGTAAGAATAATAACTTCGACCTTTCTATTCTTAGAACACGTATTAACCAATTAAAGTTTGACCGCCTATTCAGAACTAGAACAGTTCGCTTAGATTGGGTAGGTAGCTTTGGAAGTAATGTGCGTGTAACAGATGATCCTGAGGGTAAGTATGTTGTTTCATATATCCCATCAGAGGACCAGAGGAATAGGAAATACTTCGATAGCGAGGCAAACACGTGGTATCCTTCACCTGAAGTTGTAAACAGATATATATTAGGGTGTGACCCATTTAAGTTCAATAACAGGGACGTGAAGGGCCGAAGAAAGTCTAACGGTGGTGGAGCCATGTTTTATAAACACGACCCTGCATACGACAATATGGACAAACCGGTTGATCAGTGGATAAGCAATAAGTTTATCGCAACCTACAACATTCGTGTTGATGATGGTAATACCTATTGCGAGGATATGTTAAAGTTAGCTATCCTCTTTGGAGCGCATGTGTATCCTGAGCGTAACGTACCTATTGTTATTGACAAGTTCCGTGAATGGGGTTATGAGGGTTATCTGTTAAATGATTTAGATGCTAATGGTAAGTTAGCTCAAGCACCTGGACGATATACAACAGAATCCGATAAGGAACAAATCTTCACCGAGTACATGAATTATATCAGGCTATTTGGTAAGAGTGACAATCACATAGAGCTTCTTGAGGAGTGTCTTGAGATTAATGATCCTAGCGAAATGACTAATTATGACTTATTTGCTGCTGGTGGAATGGCACTGTTAGGAGCTAAGAGTGCTTTTCCTAAATATCTGCAAGAGGCTAATTCAACGAGAGTTATGGATAATCTCTTGGAATTTTTTGATTAGGTTGAATAAAAATCAAAAAGTATGTTTTTTAACGTGCTGTTATATCTATATTTGTAACCAATGTTGAAATTCAGCGAAATAATCGGTTTTCCGTCCGATAATGTACCTAGAGAGCAAAAAGAATCGCTTAGCTTTATTAGCCAGGTGGGTCAAGCTATCTATTCAAGATGGTACAATGGAAGAACCCTGTTTGGCCATAGTGCTACAGGATGGTTTCAAATGATGACCGACTACGCCGAGTCAAGACAATCTTCCGCCCCGTATCGTGACTGGTTCCTAGGGACCAAGAATGATAAGAACAGTACGGATAGAAACTTTACTGAATATTCTCGTAAGGCCTATACTAACGTAAGTTATGAGATTGTGAGCCCTGCTCCTAAATTCATTTCTACAATTAAGTCTATGCTTAGTGCAAGTGATTTTAAGGTTCATGTAGAATCTTTAAATAAGGAGTCTAGCTATCAAAAGGCTTATGAGAAGTGGAAACTGTACTATGAAGATAAGTTAATCAATCCTATGCGTCAGCAGATTGGGATTCCTGTTAAGGAGTATCCTTGGGTTCCTGCTAACGAAACGGAATTAGATATGTACGAAAGATATCATGGATTTAAGTTGCCGTTGGAAATGGCAATGGCTGATATCGCAGAGAGTGTATTTCAGATTAGTGATTGGGATAAGATTAGATTGAGAACAATTGAGAAGTTGATTGAAACTAATTTCTGTGTTGGCCGTGTATATACAGACGATGACGGATCAACAAAAATGAAGTTTATTAACCCAGCGGCATTTGTAACAGCATATATTGATGAAAGTGAAGAAGCGGAGCCGGCATTTGCAGGCCATATTGAAAGGGTTCAAATTAAGGATATTAAGCATAAGCTACTTAATCTGGGTGCTAGTCCACAAGACCTCGAGCAGCTTGCTAGAATATATTATGAAACTCAGGGATATAGCGACAAGGATTTTAATTTCAATCGCAAGGACCCTGTAACAGGTCGTTATATTTGGGAGGATTTCGTTGTTGAAGTTCTTCACTTTGAATACAAGTCTAATGACTACGACTATTTCACAGGTCGTGAGAAGAAGGATGGAACTTATGTATATGCTCCTGAAGAGTATGGCGTTATTAAAAAGCCGTATGCTGATGGACGTAAGAGAAAGACAGACGTAACCTGCGTACAGAACTTGTATACAGGTAATTATATTTTGGGTACTAGATTCGTTTACGACTACGGTATGCAAAAGAATATGATGCGTGACTCTAAAGGAAATGTAGCATTAAGCTATTTCTTTGAGCGTATCCCAGGAAAGGCTATCGTTGAAAGATGGAAGCCGCATCTTGATTCATTAATGTTGACGTGGATTAAATTACAAGCCGCTAAATGGAGTGCTGCACCTAAAGGTCTTATGATTGATATTGGATTATTGTCTAATATGGATATGGGCTTTGGTAAGATGACTCCACTAGAGCTTATTCGTATCCGCCGCCAAACAGGTAATCAGTTCATTCAGTCTAAGACAGACATCTTGAATAAGGGTGGTGCAGCTAATTCTATTCAGGAGCTTCCTGGAGGAATAGGACCGCAACTTCAAGAGTGGTTGACGTGCTGGCAGGATGATATGAATCGTATCATGGACCTTGCAGGTATTACTCCTGCAATGGCTGCTCAACCGACTAATAATTCAGAGCAGGGTCTAGGAGTAGCTCAAATGGAAGTTGATTCAACTAACCATGCGATGTATCCTCTTAAAAAGGCGTTGATGAGATTTAAGGAGAAGGCTGCTAGAAAGGCTATCCTTATGACTAGAACAAATATTAAGTTTGATAAGGACGTAGAGAAGTATTATTCTAATCTATTGGGAACTGAGAAGATGAACGCCTTAAATTCATTTGAGGATTTAACTCTTGACCAAATTGGAATTACATTAATTTCAACGCCTACAGCTCAACGCAAACAGGTTATTATGCAAGCCGCCCTAGAATCTATGAAAGTAGGTAAAAGCGGTCAGCCTGGAATTACAATGGGTGACTATCTATTTGTAGAAAAGGAGCTTGAGAAGGGTAATGATGAGTTTGCCTCATGGTATTTGACACTATCGGAAGAGCGTTCTAAGCGTGAAATCCAAGGTCAAAAGGAGAAGATGATGCAGATGAATGCACAGGCACAACAGCAGTCGGCTATGATGGGCCAACAGGCTAAGGCTCAAGCTGACATGGCTATTCAACAATTGAAAACAGAACAAATGCTTACAGAGTATCAGCAAAAGGCGCTACTTGAACAAGTTAAACACAACCATAGAATGGCTGAGCTTGCACAAGAGGGTACTTTGGAAAAGCAAAAAGAGGTAGAAATATCAGGTAATCTATAATAACATGGAAGGTAACGAAAACAACTATTTGCCAGCAGAGGTTGCTGCAAATGCGGCTATCGAAGGATGGTCAGAAGATCGCATCAATCAGGAGATGCAGAAATACTCAATGCCAGAGGGCTTAGAAGATGGTTCGATTGAAACACCTGTAGTAACTCAAGAGGAGTTAGCTTCCGTTGCTTCAGATGAACCAAGTTCGGAGCCGCCAGCAACTCCGTCATTTGACCTAACAGAACTAGGCTTTAATTCAATGGATGAGTTAAAGAGCTATGTTACTGCGTCAAAAGGATATAAGGACGATGCTGCTAAGTATAAAGAGGTAGAGGACATCGTTCCATTTGCACGTGATATTAAAAATCCATTTGCAAACGATACTATCCACCGTCTAAATAACTTCGTTCGTACTACAGGTATTGACGATTTAAGTTTAGCTACTGCAATCCTTAACACATCAGACGAATCTCTGAAAACCAATCCTGTAAAGGCTTTGGCTATCCTAGAGATTTTA